CGTCCTCCGTGGGAAACGACGAGGTTTTTTTTCAAAAAGAAATAAACATTTGCCTCAACCTAATTACAATTTGCCCCCTCCCTTGCGATGATAGATTCATACCTAATTAAGAACCCCAAGGATCGTCTTTATTGGTATAAAATTACTCTTCGTCGTGTCATAGATGGCGACACAATTGTGGCTGATTTAGATCTGGGTGCATCTGTAATTCTCTCCAACCAGTACTTTCGTTTACTGGGAATTAATGCCCCTGAACTTCGGGGTGAATCTAAACAAGCAGGCTTAAAGTCAAAAGCACATCTTCAGGAATTACTAACGAATTGCGTTGATCTCTTATGCAAAACCCATAAAGATAAAAAAGGGAAGTATGGCAGATGGCTTGTTGAGCTATACGATAACGGGACTAATTTAAACGAAAAGATGGTTCAAGATGGACACGCACTATCCATGGATGACTGAAGAAACCCAAGACACTGTTGATCATCCGAAACACTATACGACAGGACGTATTGAGGTTGCAGATGCTATTGATGGTTTGGGCCTTAATTTTACAGAGGGGAATGTTGTTAAATATCTAGCTCGATACAGGTACAAACACTCCACTCCAGCAAAGCAATTAGAAGATCTTAAAAAAGCAAAGTGGTACTTGGAGAAAGTAATTGACCAATATCGAAAAGATCTCTGCAGACATCGACCTAATGCGGGGGAATATAGCGAGTGAGCTTAGAAGACCTAAAAGGGCTTATCGAGAAGAACCCCAACGTCTATGACGGGTTACGCCCTAAATGGAGCCCTTATATTCCCCATGATCCTACACCAAAACAGTTAGCCTACCTCCTTTTGCCTCATCGAGAAGCTTTCTATGGGGGGGCAGCAGGGGGTGGAAAATCTGACGCATTACTCATGGGTGCCCTTCAGCATGTCGATGTCCCAGGCTATGCTGCCATGATCTTGCGTAAAACACTTTCTGACTTGAAGCAACCAGGAGCCCTCTTGGATCGTGCCCATAGTTGGCTTAGTAACACCGACGCTAAATGGGTAGCGGGGGAACACACTTATTACTTTCCCACTACGGAAATGGATGGGTCTCCTGGGGAACCTTCTAAGATCACCTTTGGTTATATTGGACAAACGGATGCATATACCCGCTACCAGGGAATCGAGCTTCAATACTGTGCATACGATGAACTTACCCAGCACTGGGAAGACGATTACCTCTACCTCTTCTCTCGACTACGAAGAAACAAGTGCCCAGAACATGGGCAAGAACCTGACCCCAAGTGTGTTAACTGTTCCCGACGATCTGGCGTCCCTATTCGTATGCGATCCGCCTCCAACCCTGGGGGAGTGGGACATCAATGGGTTAGAGACCGTTTTGACATTGGTGAAGCCCCTGACCCAGACAATCCTGGTCAAGTCAGATACGTAGGACGACACAAAGATCGACCCTACATCCCTGCCTACATTTGGGATAATCCGTTCCTGGATCAAGAAGAGTACGAAATTGGTCTGGATCAATTGGATCCAGTTACTCGTGCCCAACTTAAATCAGGTGACTGGGGGATCAGTTCTGACTCTCGTTTCAAAAAGAGTTGGGCGAAGTATTACAGTGTTCGTGGTGATTCCATCGTAATGGGTATGGATGGAAAGGGAGAAGTTCATACTCGCAACAAGCTTTTACGAGTGTTTGGCACTATCGATCCTGCTGCATCCAGTAAAGAGGGTCCAGGCGATAAGGATATCTGGCGTAAGATGCCTAGCCATACCGTAATTTCAATTTGGGGTTTGACCACAGACTATAACTTGATTTGGTTAGACATGGTACGTTTTCGTAAAGAAATTCCTGAGATCCTCAACGAAGTACGAAAGTCTTATCGATCCTGGCAACCACAATACTTCATTGTAGAAGCAACTGGTTTAGGTAAAGGTGCCTTTCAAATGCTTCAGAAAGCAGGACTTCCTGTTCGTCCCGTCTATCCGCATTATGACAAACTGGTACGTGCCACCGATGCTATGAATCGCATGGAACAAGGACGTATCTGGTTACCCCAAACTGCAGGATGGAAAGAGGATTGCGAAAAGGAACTCTTCACCTGGACTGCTCACCCTCATCAACAGGATGACATCATCGATACCCTGGCGTATGCAGCAGCAGATGTTTCCTGGGAAGCATCACATGATGAACGCTCTACGGTAGAAATCTACTCTGATGACCTCCCAACTGTGGTCAGGTAGGTCTGGGCAAAAATAACCAGAGCCAATTACTGTAGATCAGGAAATACCACAAAATAAAGAGCAACAACAGCGATCCCAATGTGTAGAACGTGCATTGAGAAAACATCAACATCCAGATTAAGGGTCTCTTCCAACAACCCCATAATCGTATTTTCTTCTTTTGCATAATCAGTTTCCCTCAGTTAATCCTCGCCTGCGGTTCATGGGGATTATGCTTCTGTTCTGTACTTCGGGATCATACCGAGTCCAGGTTTCTACAGTAGAAATACTATGAACTCTCCTCCAAGTCTTCCCGTCTCTCCAGATCAGATCATAACCCCCTCTTGAATAGTCTTTCCTGGGTTGAGGTTGGGGCTGATCTTTGACAATTCGGTAGTCTACTACGATATACTCGCCTCCTGGAAACCAAGCTTTCCATTCCCAGAAGATTGTCTGAGTGAATCGTTTTTCTCCATCCTCGTTATAACAATGGTTAATCTCGATAACATCGACGTTATCAGAGGTCAGGAGATCTTGATCAATTGTGAGGGCTAGGGCAAATGCTAATAATGTGCCCAACTATTTTGCCCTTATAACATCGTAAAGAAGTACCTTATCTTTTCCTTTGAAAACTTTAGGTACGTACAGACGAAGCCAGTATGCCCCGATTGGTTTAGGGGGTGCGCCTCGTTCAACATGCCATCCTTCATACCCCTTCTGGAACTCTTCCTTGTAGGTAGGTATCAGGATATGTGTCTGCTCATCATGGTAAGTCCTGTTCTGTGTAGAGAGTCTGTGCCTCACTAAATCTACTCTCCAAGACTCATGAACATGACCACTCATTACAAGATTAGCGTCAGGCAGGTAGACTGCTTTTCTATTCGTTTGAATAACACCCTTAGTGACAGGTCCACCACCACCACTACCATGGCTGTAATGAGCAACTATGCTTTTTCCTAAAGTGCGACGAGTCTTGATATCTGTGATAAGGAATCGAAGAAAGCCAGAGTATCCTGCGTTGTAGATACCACTACCTGTTCGATAGTTTAAGATACTTACTAATCTTTCAATTAGGTCGGTCTCTTGTCTTTTTAGAATTGCTGCTTCATGATTACCTCGGGCAATCATGATTATATTTTTAGCGTATGGTTCAAAAAAATCTGCAGCGGTGTTCACCAACGAGTCCAGGTAGTTACTTCCCTGATGCTCAGGTCTAAGATCGTCTTTAGAACTTCTGGGGTCATACTTCCCTTGCATAGCACAAAAGAAATCACCACAGTCTATAATTCCAGCCCCTCTTTTTAGGGCTTCGTCCATATGCTCTTTCTGCAGATCCCAATTACTTTTTGGGTTATCCCAATGTCTGTCGGAAGTAAGTAAAAACCATTGCTCCCAACCCTTGGGGTAGTTGGGTGCCAGCATATTTATTTTAAAAACATTCTTTTGGGTTTTAGTTACATAGTACTTTAATTCTTTTTGGTCAGGGGTTTTCGCCATCCCAGTCTCCACAAGATATGAGAAATTTCACAGGCAGTCCGTTCGACCCATTCTTCATCTTTGTACCAGTCTGCGCTATGAAGTAATTCATGAATCACAACCTCAAGCTCTTCCTCTCCCTCTAGATTTTCCGAGATTCGTATCTCTTTATTACGCAAAGTAGGGGCATCAACGTCGCCCCTATCCTCTTTCAGGAAAGTAAATCGTAAGTTCCAATATTTTCCTCCGATGCGAACTCTCATAAGAACATGGTATGCTAAAGCAATACGAAGTGACAACTGAAAAGGAAAGTTGCTGTGGAGTTCAATGAAAGTGATAGCTTATCTCATAGGGCCATCACACGAGCCATCTATGAAAGCTTTAAAAGCAAAGGGGGGTTGGAGTTTGCGGAAGAAGCAATTGTGCATATGCAGGAAGCTTTTGCATCTATAGACCGTCATTGGTTTCCAGAAAATTACCGCACACTTTTCTACCTGGGGTATTGTTTTGGTAGAAAAGAAGAGGTGGAATCTCTGGCGCAATCTCATTTTCTCATGCGCTGGATTAACAGCGAAGATTACAACGAGGATGAACCCGACGAATATGACGTTTAGTCAGATGCTAGTGCTTCTGCAATTGTAGGTGAGCCACTTGAAGGTAGTTGCAAACCATAAGCTTTCCTGAAGAAAGTCTGAATAACACCAGCATCATTATTGCTAACAGTCCAGGTAATCTTATCGCCTGCTAACCATTTATCCCTTCCAGAAGACAGGACTACATGTGTCCCTCCAAAATAAGTAACTGGCCCAAAAGCCATGTTATCTATTAGGACTCTTGCATCATCGGTGAGTGTTCCTGTTACTTTAACGACTAGTTTTAAGTCACTAGGAATATCCGAAGGCATGTTGATATAGCATGACTTCAGGGTGTAGCTATCGTAATCGATATTAGTCCCACCTAAAGCAGCTAATGCAGCAGCATTCAATTCAATTTTCTCTGAAGAAGCAGCAGTGTAGCCCGTTCCTTCTAGCTGAATTGTTAATGTTCCTGAACCTATAGCAGCCAATCCCGACTTACCAATCTGCGCTAAAATACAATAGCGACGATAGGGATCGAGTTCTGATTCAGTAAGTGCTTGTGAAACTTGGATGGTTGCTTGTGCCCCATCACCGATAAACACTAATGATTTACTACCTCGATAAACCTCGTTGCCAATCCCAGTGAAGGCATCTGGTGGGTTTACATCACAGGTATCATCAAAACTAGCAGCAGTAGAAATCGTGGTGTAGCCATTCTTCCCTGAAGTTGCCTGGGTCATAGTCACTTGACCACTACTGGCAACGACAGTAATTGTCCCATTATGACCATCGCTACTTTCTACGATCTGTTTAAAGTTTGCAGCAGCAGCAGTTGCATTTGCCCCTGCATTAAACTCTTGGCTAGAAGCACTTGCTGAATAATCATTTTTGATTTTATAAGTCTTACTTGCACCTACAGCATCAATTAATGTGATTGTCCCATTATTCACATCGTCAAATTCAGTATCACCAAACGTAAATGTTGCACTACCTGCTGCTTCCGTAGTATCCCCATCATCGATATGCGTTCCTGCTGTTCCGCTATCCACGGTCCAATTATCAGGAGCATTTGAGGTAAAATCCTCAAAGTTGGTATTACTTAGATAGGTTTCCCCCTGTAGAGGAGAGATAGTGGGACCAACCCCACTCCCAGCAGCATCCCAATGGTAATTAGGATTAAAAGAATTACCCTCTAATTGAAAAGATTCTGTTTCCCCTGCAGTTGCGCCACCTGTTTCACTATCATCTGTACAAATTAAAGTCATAGTCTCACTAGTGTTCGCTAACTGACTATTAGCTCCACTCCAGTAAGGATTAATAATACTTCCTGAGACAGGTGAGCTAAAACCATCTAAAACTGCGCCAGTTGCAACTGTACCTAGAGATCTTCCTGATGTGGTAGCAGTCGTAGTTGCAGAACCTAAAGTAACTACACTAGCAGTCACAGATTCATTAGCAGTCATGGACACACTGGTCTGATAGATAGTACCTGATGTGTTTGCTAATGAAATGTCTGTGCCTGCAATACCACTGGTTGAATCAGCAGTTAATGTCACTTGATTTGCTCCAGTTCCATCAGAAGCAGTGAGTCCTACTACCCCATTACCTACACTAGAGCCATATTTAATATCGGGGTTTCCTGAGATGGCATCTGCATCAGGTACTTCACCATTAATTGCTTTAATTATGAAATCAGCAGTCTGAGCATCAGTACCTGCTTGATTTATAAAAATTTCATGAGTACCAGGAACTAATAGAATTCCTGCTCCATCCTTCATGGTTAAAGTTATTGCAGTCCCTAAACCACTAGCTTCAGACGGAACAGTAATTGTGAAAGCATGTCCAGCAGCATTGCTACTAGTGTCCAGGATATCTGTCCCTTTAGCAGTAACCATATCCTGGTAGATCTTTAGGAAAACATTATTAAATCCTGTGTTTCCTCCCAGGGTAAACTTATCCAAAACATGTGTTTTGTCAGTAAGAAGCTCCGTTACCCTGGCAATCATGTCAGCAATCCAGGATTGTACCGAGGATTTATAAGATTCAAAAATATCTTTAATCCCTTCGTAGCTATCAATCTGATCATTAGTCTTTAATTGCTCCTCAATTTCATCTCTCCCTGCTTCCAGAGGAGCATAGTAGGCAGCAAATTCATTAACTCGCTCAATGAACTCACCAATGTTTTCAAAAAGATCATCATAATTGGAAGAAGTAAGTCCCATGGTATATCCCTTGTGCTTATGGGTTCTAAAACTTAGATTCTAAATGTACGGATTAAAAATCAGAATTTTATATCCTATAGGTGGAAACTATTGACATTCCCCCCTACTGGAGCATATTCTAATTTATCAGAGCCAAGGATGTTTAAGGATACCAAAATGGCTTTTGGTCGACGAGGTTATAGTTTACGTACTCGAAGTGATACGGTCCAAGAAGGCTTAGGTGCCATGGAACGTCATCGAGAAAAGGGGATACGTACTGATCAACGATTAACCTCCGCTAAGAAAAAAAAGAAAAGCCCAAAGAAAAAACTCAAACCAAAAACATTAAAGAGTGCTTTTAAACTCAAATGAGATTTAAGAAACCAATTGTAAATACTGGGGTCTATTCTATTCCTTCTTCTGAAGGAACCAAGAGAGTATCGATCACTAAGGATCGTTTACAACATTGGACTTCCCAGTTCAACAAGATGAAACAAGAAGGAATTTCGGTTCCTGCTCCCTGGTCTCATAGTAAAGAATCTTTACCTATTCAAATGGGTTCAGATGGAACACTTCCCCGCAGTGATATTAATGCAGGTTGGTGGGATAAGCTTTGGGTCGATGGGGACACTCTCTGGGGAGAGTTAGATATCCCTCGAAATGAAGATGCAGTTAAGATTGGTACTAGTGTTCGAGAATCTTCTATCTATGTTCGTCCCGAGTTCAATGATGGTTCGGGTAATAGTTGGCAAGATTCGTTAATGCATATTGCACTAGTTACTCATCCAATTGAAAATGGTCAGGACAATTTTCAACCTATTGAAGCCAATGGTGAGGGTATTGCTCTTGCCATGTCTCAATTAACGGAACCTCTATCGATGGCAGAAGAAAAAGTAGAAGGTCAACAATACAATGCAGCCAATGCCAGTATGCAGACTGTCCTTGAAGCTCTTCGGGAAAATAAGATTGACTTACCCGACGATACTGGAGAGGATAACTTCATGGAACGGTTATTAACTGCGTTGCGTCAGAAAAAAGTTTCCGAGTCTCCTGATGAGGAAGAGTTAATCACTAAACAACCGGAGGGTGCAAAGGAACAACCTGCACCAGTAGCTATGGCACAAGAAAAACAAGAAAAGAATGTGGATGTAAAACAAGACGATACCGATCAAGGCGCAGTTGATCTTGTCATGTCACATCCGAAGTACAAAGCTGCTCAACAGACGATTCAATTTTTGTTGAATCACTTAGGCAGCCAACAGAAACAGGCTTTGGCTACTCGACGTAATGCACTCATCGAGAGTGGTAAGATTACGGAAGATTACGCTGCAAAGCACTTGGATCCAGCTATCGAAGGCTTTTCGATGTCGTTTGGTGATGATGGACAGGCTTCCGCTTGCCCTGCAGAAACGATTATGGAAGCTTTGGAATCTGCACCTTCCCTTACTGGAAGCTTGCTGACTGGAAGTGACAAGTCAGGTTTAACTCAATCACAACAACTTGCTTTGGCGATGTCCCAGGCAGGTACGATGGAGTTGCCCGCTGGTTTAACGGAAGAGACGCTTCCTCTTAAAGCTGAATCTCTGGACGCAGAAAAGGCTGATGAAGTGGCTTTGGAATTCCTTCGCAACACGGGCGCAATTAGCTCTTAAGTAACAAATGGAGAAATAGACAATGTCTTTTGAATTCACAGGTGCATATGGTCTACCGTCAGTACAGACTGCCTTGGAGACCGTTGAAAATGTATTTTGGTGGGGTCGGTTCGAGCAAGAAGCTTTCATCGGTTCGGTAATCGATGGTGCTGCTCGTGACGCTGGCAACAGTGGCGACACCACAGTTCTTCGTCCAGGATTGCTTCTGGGTAAAGTCACTTCTAGTGGTAAATTGAAAGAGTGGAATCCCTCGGGCACCGATGGTACGGAAAACGTATACGGAGTCCTTGGCTACTCCCAGAAAATGCAGCGACTTGGTAGCAATGCTGATCGTTGGCTTGGTTGGGTCTACTGCTGGGGTTTCCTGAAGGCTGACCGCATTTTGGTTCCTGGACAGGCTAACTTTGGTTTGTCGGGACAGACGAATGAACACATCATTCGTAAACAATTGAATAGTCGCTTCACTTTCTCGGACGACTTAGCTGGTAACAGCTTTGGTGGTTACAACAACGTAGTCGCCAAGACTGCTGACTACAGTGTTACGGAAGCAGATAACGACACCTTGTTCACCAACACTGGTGCTTCTGGTGCTGTTAACTTCACTCTGGATGCTGATGGACATACGAAGAAAGGTCTTCGTTATGGTTTCTATGTTACTGCTGATCAGAACGTGACAGTCACTTCTGGTACTGCAGGCAAGATGTACGCTTTTAATAACGCTGCTGCTGACTCGGTAGCTTTGTCTACCAGTAGTCAGAAAATCGGTGGTTACGTACAAGTTTACAGTGATGGTGCTGGCTGGATCGTCATCCACAGTGGAGCTAACACTTTAACTGTTGCATAATTAAATAACTAACACACCCTTAAATGATTTGGGAGAAATAGACTAATGGCAGGCGAAATCACTTTACAACAACTGATGCAGACTCCTGTAATCACAAAGGTTGTGTCTCGCATCAAGACCCCTTTGAGCTTGTTTCAAAACTTTTTTGGAATGAGCCCTGGTGGGGCAGCATCACAGAATGTTTCCGGTCGACACCTCGGTTGGGACATCTTTGATAAAACCCGTCTGATTGCTGAAGGTCGTGCCCCTGGTACGGGACCAGCAACAGTACAACGCAAGTCCGTTGGACATGTTAGTGCTGTAGCTTATCGAGCGCATGAAAAGATTACTCTTCTTCATGAAGAGATCTTCCGCACTCGTCCTTTAGGTCAACAATTTGGTGTTGTCGATCTTAATGGTCAAAACTACATCAATAACCAAATTGGTTACTTGACTCAGCGATTCCGAAACTCTCGTGAATTCATGATCTCACGCATGTTGCGAGGTGGTTTTGGTGTTCTTCAGACTGGCGAAAGCTGGGTTCCGGTCGAAAAGGGTGCAGGTACGTTCGATGTGGATTACAACATCCCCTCAACGCACTTAAGCAAACTTGACATGGGTACGGGAAGTGACATTATTGGTACTTCCTGGGACAACGCTGCTGCACCGATCATTGGTGATGTTCTGGCGGTTAACAAAGCGTTTGAACGTCTGCATGGTCGTCCACTTCGTCACATCTTCATCAACTCCACCATGTTTGCTAATCTTCTGGCGAACACCGAGTTGAAGAATGTTGGTGGTACTGCTTACCGAATCTTCGATTCGCTTAGTGCCCGACAGATGAAGAGTGAAGAAGGTATCCCAGATAGTGGTTTTGATGTTGTCTTCCGAGGTCTTCCATTGCAGACATTCCATGTCTACGACGGAGTCTTGAATGTCAACCAAAACACGGATAGTGACACGGTGGCTAACACCAGCTTGTTCATTCCGGATAACAATGCCATTTTCCTACCTGAACCATCCAATGACTGGGTTGGTTGGATCAACGCATCTGAATACGTTAAAGAAAACGTCATGGATGCTGGTCGACAGGTATTTGGCTTCCACAGTTGGAGTACAAACACGATTGATCCTGCTGGCATCGAATTGAAGATGCTCGACAACGGTCTTCCGGTCTTGTACGTACCGAAGTGTGTCGCCTACGGAACGTGTGTATTTTAAGGAATAAGGTCTCACTCCACCCCCGGAGACCTCACAAAAAGGACGGACGGATTTGGTCACCCAGTCCGTTCGTCCTTTTTTTATTACTATGAAACTATCCATAGCACTTTTACCTTGTCTTCTAGCTGTAGCGGACACTGCCCTTTTTGATTGGGGTACAGTTTCTGCGACAGGCTTATTGGGTTGGTATCTTTGGTACAACACCAAGGTGATTCATCCCAGGCAGGAACAACGGATTGAAACAATCCATAAGCTTTGTAGAGATGAAGTTCGATGCCAACGCCAGCATTATGAGGATGTTATTAACTCAATGCAGGAACAACATCAACTACGTCATGAACAAATACTAACGGGACTACGTTCTATTTCTCAACAAATAAGAGATGAGTAATTATGGCTGATAGAAGAATAAAGAGAATTGTTAAGAAGGTAAAAATGAGAACTGCTGATTATGCAAAGAAGCAAGGTGTTTCTTTAGCGGGCAAGGGCACTGCAGCCCGTAGTTCGATAGCAAAATCTTTAGGACCAAAGCGGGTACGGGAACAAATGAAGCCTGTGGCAGGTCCAAGAAGAAGTGACAAACGTCCCGGTACTGGGTTTAAAGCTAGATTGAAAAAAGTATTTAAAAAAGGCTAGTAACTATGCCCCTGGTACATCGAATGAAAGTATGCCCTGAGTGCAAAAACAATTATGAAATTACTTACCTCCAGGTAGGTGATCAACTTGTTGCTCAGAATGTATTACGTTCGGATCTTCCTGGAGATAGCTGCCCTCATTGTGAGGAAGAAGAATAAGATGCCAAAAATTAAAAAAGCTTATAAGTTAGCTAAACGAGGTTATAAGAAACTAAAAGAAGCCACTAAAAATGAAAAATATAAGCGGTTCAAAAAAGACGTGAAATCAATAAAGAAATCATTACATAGTCTAACTGATGTGGATCGCCATGGTGGGAGAATGAAATAATGGTAACACCATCACCTGATCCTAGCACCTGGGTAGTTGAGCCACATCTAACAGATGCTACTTCTGCCTCAATGACTGCGTCTGCTGCAACTGGCGACTACGATGTGTACTATGGTTTTACCCAAAACGGTACAACTGTTTGGCAAACAGGAGCGACTTATAAGACTAGTGGGTTAAAACCAGGAACCACTTATAGTTTCACTGTACGGACACGTTTCTTAGGGCATTTACCTGGGGCAGTCTCATCAGCAGTCTCATTTACCACACCTACTTTGGCGACCTTAACCTATCCTCAATTTATTAATGAGTCGCTTACGTAAGGAAATACTCACATGTCACAATCGACGCTAACCACCAAACAAAGAAAACTGGATGAAGGTACACTAGCCAAGTACACAGCCACAATTACAGATGAAGCAGAAGCTGCAATTGGTTCCAGCAGTCTGACTACACTAACTCTGACTCTTTACGATGCAGAGACAGGGACAATCATTAACAGTCGAGATGATCAAAACGTACTCAATACAAATAATGTAACTGTAGATAGTGCTGGTCTTTTGACTTGGCTAATTCAACCTGGAGACAACGCAATCATAGGAACTCGTCGTCGTGCAGGGATGTATGAAAAGCATGTTGCCCTTTTTGAATATACTTGGTCTAGTGGAAGCAAAGCCAGTAAACACGAGTTGACCCTGGAAATCAGGCAATTAGATAAGGTAACTTAATGGTAACTTACGATTCTACAACAGGTTATCAAGAGGTCACCACCTCTTCATTAGCCTACGCATACACATCAGAAGCAGAGATCAAACGAGTCCTCAGTACTTCAGGATTTGATCTACGTGTCGATGATTTAGCAGATTCTTTAGAAACTGTCACAGATATTGTTGAAGAAGCCACCGATATGGTGAACTTCTACTGTGCATTACACTACGCTGAATCTGATCTGGAAACGTCTTCACTAGTTCGTCGTTGGGCGACTTGGGTTGCCTGTTATCTTCTCTCCCAGAGAAGAGGTAATCCCGCTATCTTCTCAGATCGAATGAGTGAAGTTTTAGCTCTCCTGGAAGAGGTATCTCGACATGATCGAATCATTCCTCGACTACCAACTCGGGAAGATCTGACACCTGCGATGAGCAACGTCCATATTGATGATAAATTCCGTACCCACAAGATCAGAGTTCATCCTACGATCTCAACTGGTGGTACTTATGGTAAACAGGATCTTTCACCTCGATTCCCATTTGAATGGTTATAGGAGAAAAATAATGGGTTTAGGCTCTAAAATAAGAAGATTAAGAACTACTCCCCCACCTTTGAAGTCAAAAAAAATCGGTAGTTAGGAGTCAGTTAGGGAAATCAAAAAAAGATCATCAAGTACGAGCAATTGCCAAGAAAAATCCAGAAAGTCAGAAGATTAAACGTAGTAATCTTGCTAGAGGTTGGAAAGGGCCAAAACATCAAGGAGGTTGGTCTAGAGGAGCGAGTATGGGGCCAAAATTTGCGCAAATGAGGCGAAAAAGACAAAAGAGATTAGGACTAAAAGTAAACCCAACTACTGTTAATTTGTGGTAAACAGGAATGAGATGACCATACGTCATGTTAAATCCAAAGCAGATCCTATGAAGATCATGGGGTTTGTTAAGGATCTTCCAGATAAGATTGCAGGAGTTAGGAAAGACCATACAGGTATTGTTGAAGAATTCTGGGCAGTGTTTGCTCGTGAATTTTATAAACGATTATCCAGGGGCTTCCTGAAGAAGAGTATGGGTGGTTCCGACAACTTGGGAAATAGGTGGAAACCACTAAGTCCTCGAACTATTGAAAAAAGAAAAAGACAAGGTACTCGACACGGTGGATTACGGAAATCCAAAACATTTAGAGAAGCAGTAACTCAGGCAGCAAAATCGCATATCCCTATTCTGATTGATACAGGAAGGCTTTATACAAGTTTGCTTCCTGGTAGAGTTTCAGGGGGAACCTATACTAAGAAGAATGAGGACCAAATATTTGAAGTAAAGCGAGGTCAAGTTTCTTTAGGGACCAAGGTTCCTTATGCTGAAACACAACACAAGGCAAGACCTCTATGGCCTCCAGAAATGGAACGATGGATTGATGAATCAATAGACGAAGCTTTGAAAGTAATGACACGACTGTTGGTACAAAAAGGACTCTTAAGCAGGTAAGGAGAAAATCATGCCTACTAACTATTCAATGAAGAAACAAAGCCTACGAAGCAAGACCAAAGGAAGTGTTGCCAAGCCTAAGATGAAGGGTGGGCACTTTAATAAAGAAAAACCTGGGGTTGAAACCCAGCGAGCTAACGGAATCAAAAAATGAGCATAGGTCGTCTTATGCTTTCAGTTAGGGACGAGTTACGTCTCAAGCTGGAATTAACAGAAGATGAATGCCACGTTATGCCTGATGGTAGGCCAATGCCTTCCTGTGGACAACGATTTATTGCAATATATGCACATAGTTGGAATGCATCTCCTGACGACTTCAATGCATCTGAAGGTCTAGTTGAGTGGTACGGGGTTACTTGTGCAGTCACTTTCCGAAGTGCTTATGTTCCTTTTGATCGACATATTCCTGGGATAGGTTTAGAGATGGAAGACTTTTGTCGGAAGATAATCTCTACAGTCCATCTCAACCACAACATTATGCTGCGTACAAATGAGCTTATTTCTGAAGAGTTAGGTCAGGTAACAGGAACGGGAATGTTGGAACAACTTCGTTGGGCATCATGTGATGCCAGTCCTTCTTTTGTTACTGGGGACTGGTTTGGTGAGGGACCACCGATTGATCAGAATACAGGATTAATGTCTGAAGTACGTTTTGAACAAGCTACCCGAGTTCAGGCTGGTCCTCGTTACCCAGGAGCAGCTTTAGTATGACAGCAATACATGTCCCACGACCCCAACTTATTCCTTACAAATGTAAGAATAAAATATGTCCCACTGAAATTATCCATTTTGACGTTAAAGATAAGGTAAAGAAGGACTGCCCTGATTGTGGGATGCCTTTACAGAAGACTGCGATTGTCCATTTGCTAGTGCCTGATAAAGAGCAAATGTGGATAATAAACTGTGAAGAAGGAAGAAGAAATCGAGTTGAGCAGTGGACTCCTGATAGGAAGGACGCAGGACCAGACTATCCATTTCATTGCACGCCATCCTTCATGGCAGCGACTTGTTATGAGTGTTTACAGAATTTTGATAAACTAGTTTCTGATATGAGTGCAGAAGACCTGCAAAAACTCTATCAATATGTACGTTTAAAGACAGGTAAATAACGAGGAGTCATACAATGCCAATTAGTGTTAATGCAGTATCTGGTGCTTATTACGGAACCTACGGTGGTGAATACGTAGGCGTTACAGAAGATGGGTACGAATTGGAACAAACCACCTATGCAGAACCGATTCGAGGTGACAATCTGGGTGATGCAGTTCAAGATGAAGTGTATCGAGGATGTGATGTATTTTTGAACTTTGTATTAATTGAATACATTCAAGCAGCAGCAACTGCTGGCGGTACGGACTCTACTCCTATTTTCCACCCGCACGATGACACTAGTGGGCAAATCGGGAAGCCTGGAGTTCTTCGAGGTTCATTCTCAGGGGCTCCTTTAGTTCTCACTGAATATAGTGGCGATACGACATCTGTACCTACGACCATGACTTTCACCAAGTCAGTATTGGCTTCCAATTTTCCAGTACGAATGCTGTTAGCTAATCGACTCAAGAGAATCCCTATGCGTATGCAAGCATTCCCCGTCTTGACTGAGCAGGGAACTGCAGTCAGCTATACTGCTGCTCCTGCTGGTGCTTGGTTCACTGTCACGTAAATCCCTTTTCCTCAGTAAGAACGAAAAGCCTTCTTCTTCTCTCCTGGGGAGGAGAGGGCTTTTCTTAAGGGTGTGCCATGGCTAAGAACTCAATTGAAATTAAGCTGGAGTCTACCTCCTCTAAGGAGGGCAGAGATGCTCCATCTATTAAGAAAAGTGAAGAGAGTAAACCTGTCCAGGCAGTCTCTGCCAGTGAACAAGAGATTAAAAATGTAACGAAGCTTGCGGAATCAGTACTGACTACTGCAGAGAAAGAATTAAAAGATCGAGCAGAAGAGGCTCGTCAACAGCTAGAATCTCCGACTCCTGCAGCAGTTTCCCCCCAGCTTGATCCTTCTCCCAGAAGAGAACTCGAAGGTAGTTTCTGGGAAGGTTTTGGGGAAGAAGACAAAGAACGCCTCATGAGTATGGAGAGGCAGAGTCTTGGAGATGCTCCTGAATTCCCTGTGGGTCCAGAGGGCCATCAATGGAGGATGGAACAAGATCCCAAGACGGGGAGATTTACAAAACGTACTCCCTTGCTTTCTTTTCGAGGTCATGAGGGAGAGACTGAGGATCCTGAAAGATTTAGCACTTCCAATATAGTCCAGGCAATGACTGCCCTGGATCGAGGAAAGGAAGAAGACCCGCTATCAAGTGTCGCAATCGATAGTGATAAAATAGAAAGCTCCCTCAGTGATATCGACACAAATACTGATGAACTAGAGCAAATCACTACAAAGAACCTGGAGAGTAATGCAGCACAAGCAATGGCTGCATTAGACCAGGGACGACCAAGAGGTCCAAAAGCTCTCGGTAGTGAAGATGTAATATCAAGTATTATGGCGGGGGACTCAGGTGGTGACGTACCAGGAGGACCAAAAGCAGTCTCTGGTGATGACGAGGGAGGTGATTCTCCTACAGGCAAATTAAAAGCTATGGGCGCAGCAGTAATGCCCTTATTAGGTAAGTTAGGAAAATTTGGTGCTGTAGTAGCCACTGTGACTAAAGGTGCTGCCTTCCTTGCTGAAAGCTTCGCCAAATTAGATAGATTCCTAACTAGAGCAGGAGAAGAGATTCAGGCATTTGCCCCTGAGATCATTGTTGAAAAAGTAAATCGTTCCATCATGCTTTTAGAAAAGCGAATGGAACGTGCTGATGAAGTTGGTGAACAATTAGCTGATTATGAGAAATCTAGAACACGTTTAATAATGGCGGTAGAGGATTTCAAAACAAAATTCATTAAGATTGTTACACCGTTCGCCACCCTAGTTATGGATGCATTAGGTGGTTTACTAAATGCTATTATTAAAATGTCAAAATGGATACGTAAATCATTATTGACTATTGAGGAAACAATACTTGAATGGAAACGAGCATTACATCTGGCTAGTGCAGATGATAAAAAAAGAATATTAGAAATCAAAGCGGAATTAACCGCAATCAAAAAAGGAGTCACTAAAAAATCAGATCCTGCTTGGGATCATATGGATAAAGTAATGACATTGTTAACGGGTAAAGGAACTAGTGTTCCAGGATTCACAAGAGTTCCTGGCTCAATAGCAAGTGGGATATAGAGTTGAACTATGACAAGATTATTAGCTGCAGTGGGAGAGTTGTCTTACAATGGCGTAACATTCCCTGGCCCAACTAGGGCAAGCATAAATTCGACTCCAATCTACGATCAAGCAGATCGTTCTGTTAAATACGTAAAACACAAACTACGTGTCGAAACGTATTTCTGTCATGATGATACTGCTCTAGTCACAGGTGCCCCTGCAGTGGCAGGTGCAGACCCTCATGTAAATAATATCGTTGACTACATTCGTCTACGATTAACTAAGGTAGGCGCAGAATTACGTCTTCGAGAAAAAGGATTTGGGTTAGATGTACGAGTCAATGGAGTGCGTACTGCAGGTAGGGCTCCTGGCGTATACTATGACGCAGAATTTGGCCCTAAACCAAGAGTATTAGCTTGGCAACCTGTGGGCGATAATCGAACTGTAAAAGTTGTTTGGGAAGTAGAGTTCAATATTCCTGAATGTTGTGAGTACCCTACTCAAGATGTTCCTTTGGAACGAACCTATACAGTCGATTGGTCTATTGATGCTCAAGGACTTACTACACGAGTAATTGAAGGAAGAGTTGAAGCAACTATAGCGAGAATACCTTTAGCTGCTGGCTTAAGAATGAATGGCAATGCTGATGATTTTCGCCATTGGGCATTTTTCCCCATTCCGTTAGGTTTTGTACGCACTCAAAAATATAAACTTTCTGAAGATCGTAGAGTACTTTTATTTACTTTAACAGATCAAGAATTGCCCAGTGATTATGCATTCACCCCAGGAACATTGAAAATGGACGCAGAACAAACTGTTTCCAGTAGATTTCTTGATGGTAATGCTGGTGGTTTTGTGAAATGGGATTGTTCAATTCGAGCAACTATTACACTTCCCAAAAACCAAACTATGGGAATTGGGGGACTTCCTAAAAGTCTTTATGGTCGTAAATTAGCCTGGATTGCTTTTAAAGAAATCTTAGATGAGAAGATTTGGAAAGTAGCCAAACGTAAAGGTCGTAGGGGGATCTTGAAGATACCAGGAAAAGTATCTAACTCATCAGTAGAAGACTCAGTTATGAGAACAATCTCCAAAGGCGGGGCTACCTTCATACCTGACGAAATTTCTATGCGTGAAGATCTTTATGGTCGTGAATTCAATTTTGAGTTCAAATATACAATCTTCTGCATGCCTGATAGGGTTTTTGAGTCTACAAGAATTCTACATCAGAATGGTCCTGGGACAGGTAAAACAACAGCGGATTTCCTAGAATATTTAAAATATACAGGAGGTCGTGCCCATACTCCGTCTACTGTAAGTAAAGATAATGTAGGAGCAACCGAGAGTAAACCTTTCGGGATGCGAGGTGAGCTAGGTGGTGTTGATCTAGCAGGACGAGAAGCCTCATACTTTGGCTCTAATCCTACATTCAGACCTGCGGTATGGACTGAGGATATAATTTATGATTATTGCGAAAGTACAGGAAACCCTGGAATACAGATAGATGCTCCTAAAAAGGATATACCAAAAAAGGATAGGTATGATCCCAGAACTTCTGGGGTAGAGCCTGAGCCATCCAGAAGTTCTGGGGGAGATACTGCATCTAGTTATTTTCCCGAAGATGGTCCTGGAAAAGAAGAAGGCATCGGAGGAGATCAAAAGTGTTTAGCTTACGTATGTAATTTTACGCATGAAGAACTTGGTGCGACTATTACACATACCAGAGTGGGTCAAACTTCCTCCACCAATTATGCTCAAGATTATGTAGCTTCCGATCAGATTGGTGATGATTCAGGGAATCGATATCGTGCAGTTGCAGCAACTAATGAATTACATTCAGCAGATCGACCAAAAATACAGTCTTTGGGACCGCCACAACACTTAGTTCGAGTCACAGGATATGCTTATCAACTAGGGTATACTAGAACTCCTCCAGCTACTATAAAATGGGGAAAAGATTGTACTTTACATAGAATATCTAAACAATCTACAGTATCTCAGGTTAGTAAAGGAGCATTACCTGTATATATGACTACCTGGGACATATTGTATAATGCTGATAACAGTCCGAATGGAGAGCCATTCAAAGAGGCTATAGCTGCAACCACTACTACTGGAATTTTATCTAATCAATCAACTTAAAGGAATTTAAATGTCTGAGCCCAAAACATTTCAATTACCTGATGCTACTAAAATACGCTTAGTATCTAGTGATGGAGAAGTGCTTTTTGAAGAAGAAGCAATTTACATTGATGACTTACTCTCCAAAGCACAAGAGGACGTTGATGTGTCGGGAGATTCGGACGCAGTGAATAAGTGGCTACCCAAATTCAAGGAGCTACTATCCGCTAAGTTTGATTACGACTTAGGTGATACGGAGGCATACTTCATTGCAAGAGAGGCGACTAGTGTGATGTGGTCTCTCAAAAAAAAATTCGACAATACACGGATGTCATTGATGTCTTCGGAATCAATGCCTTCGAGTTAGATCATTTATATTGCAAGTTATTATACATGGACATACCTAGAGTTCTTGCCAGGAGAGAACTGAGAGCGCGAAAATTAAAAGCACCTCTAAACTCAGATCAAGTATTTGATTTAGTTCTTCTGTCAACTGGGGATGAGGATCAAGCAGATAAAGCTAAAACTGATTTCATCATGGAACAAATGAAGTCAGGGGAAGAAGTAAAATAATGGACCCTAAACAATTACTAGGCCCAGCAATTACTGCAGACTATATGCCTCATGGTTATTGGGGCATGTTTATGTTTGCGCGTAATCGACCCGTCTTTAGTGGTTCGGTTATTCGAGAGATGATGTCAGATCCCCGAGTTATCTTTGGTCTTTGGCTAATCAAAGGACCAATCCTCTCCAATGCTAGATTCAAAGTCGAAACTGAAAACGAAGAAATCAAAGAGTTCCTCATCAGCAATATCACTCGCTTCTGGAGGAATTCAGCAGCACGAGCATTAAAGGCAGTTGAATGGGGTTACTCTGCCAGTGAGGTAATGTATCGAGTTCAAGACGGTCAAGTACACTTCGATATCCTTAAAGATATTCATTCCTTGGATTGTCGAGCAGTCACTAAGAATGGAGTCCTGGCTGGATTCACAGTTCGAGACGTACCCCACAAAGGTCGTGCTTCAGATCGACAAAAGTTATTCATAGGAATCCCCAAGGGGTTCTGGCATATTCACTGGCGAGACCGACATCCATGGTATGGTCTCTCTCGTTTATTTGGTGCGCATATTCCCTGGTGGGAAGCATGGAGTGATGGCGGGTATCGAGATATCCGAAGACTGTGGTTCCACAAGAATGCTTTTGAAGGTGGGGTCATGTACCATCCTCCAGGAATTACTCGCACCAAGGAAGGCATTCCCATCTCCAACAAGGATCTTGCCAGGGAGATGATCGAAAAGAAACGAACAGGTGGTACATTAACTCTACCCAACACTATGTCATCTGATGGTGTACGTAGTTGGGAATACGCACCACCTGCTTCCAATTCAATTCCCCCAGGTCTTTTGGAATACGGGAACAGTCTTAAAGAAGAACTCTTCGAGGGTATGGGAATTCCCCCTGAAGTATTCGAGGGCGGTGGTGGAGGATTTGGTGCAGCCACTGGTAGACAGGTTCCCGAAGAAGCATTCTTCTCTGTCCTCCAGGAAATGGTTCAATGGTTGATCTCTGATGCAGATCAGCAAATCTTCCGACACTTAGTTCGTATGAACTTTGGTGATGAACATGATAAGTACGAGATCATTCCTTTCGGTTTGACTGCTAAGGCAGAAGAACGAGAAGATCAAATGAAAGAAGATGTTCGTCAGGCTCAGGCAGCAGAAGCTAGTCGTCTGGCAGGAACAGGTCTACCTACACAGATGTCCAACAGGTTTCAAGGAAATGGAAATGGCAAAGCTTCGCCCAGTTCGTTGGGGCCATCTACATGAGCTAGATCGTAGGGTTCGTTCGGGCACAGATCGCTTCTATAAATATCCTAAGCGACTACAGCATCTCCATGCCTGGAGAGCAATGCATAAGTTGGCAGGTTCGCATAAGCCTGTGCAGATGTCCGGTACTCGCCAGAGAGTACGCCCTTCCTCGGATATGTCTATCAAGCAGAAGGTTAACTTCGTAGAGAAGAGGCGAACGTAATGGCACAATTTGCTAGACCTACTGGTGATAAAACAGATGATGGTAATTGGAGTACTACTGATGTTGGTTCAGGAACTTTCTACACTGAAATTGATGAGTCCTCTGCTTCTGATACCGATTACATCACAGGTGATGGAACTATGGGCAGTGAAATTGAAATCGATTTTGATCTTACCAATGGTTTAGCAGATCCTGGAGTCACCACAGGGCATAAATTAATTTATCGTTATAATACGGATGGTGGCTCTAGCGATGCTACGCTAACAGTTAAATTGATGGAAGGAAGTACTGTTAGGATGCAAGAGGCATTAGATGTGTCAGGAGTAAGTTCGTATACAACTAGAACATATGCCCCCACTAATACTACAGGGACCATTAGTTCTTACGATAATCTTTTTTTACGTATTAATTTTAATGATGGGGACGCTATGGATTCAATCTATGTCTCCCAAGCGTATCTTGAGATTCCTGATGGTGTAGCAGGATCAGATGCAGTCCCAATGGCTCTCAACACATATCAGCAAATGAGGAATAAATAAATGTTTCTTAAACAGTCCACAGCCTACACATTTCGACATGGTCCCTTTCTGGATGAGACAGACGGAAAGACTGCTGAGACAGGTTTGACTATCTCCCAAGCAGATGTGCGTCTTTCCAAAGCTGGTGGTGACTTTGCCCAGAAGAATGAAAGTACTTCTGCCTCTCATGATGAGCTTGGTTTTTACATCGTAATATTGGATGCCACAGATACCGATACTTGTGGAGAACTATTAGTCGCAGTACATGAGTCAGGTGCTTTGCCAGTTTTCAAAACATTTCAGGTTTTGGAAGAACACATATATGATGCTTTATTTGCTGCTAGTGCTGCTGCATTTGATGCTAATCAACGTGTAGATGTTTCCAAGATTGAGGGCTCTGACGCCACAGATCAAGTTAATACAGCATGTGATGCAGCAATTGTTACTTATGGTCTTGATCATCTTGTTTCGACTTCTGTAACAGGGACCGATGTCACTGACAACTCTATCATTGCTAAGATGGTCTCCAAGGAAAGTACTGCAGATTGGGATGACTTCGTAAATACGGATGATAGCCTGCAAGCAATTGCAGACGGGGGCGGTGGAGGTGGTGGTCCCAGCGCAAGTACTATTGCTGATGCAGTGTGGGATGAGGCTACATCAGGGCATACCACCTCGGGTACGTTTGGAAAACTAGCTGCTGATGTATTAGAAGATACTAACGAACTTCAATCCGATGACATTCCTGGAACACTTACTACCATCACCGGTAAGATCGACACGATTGACGGTATTGTAGATAACATTCTGGTTGATACTGCAGTCATCGGTGCAGCAGGTGCAGGACTCACAGCAATTCCTTGGAACTCAGCTTGGGATGCGGAAGTACAGAGTGAGTGTGCTGACGCCCTTACTGCCTACGATGCTCCTACCAATACTGAAATGGTTGCAGCCTTTACCGAGATCAAGGGTAGTGGTTGGAGTGCTTCCACAGATACTCTGGAGAAGATCTATGATGCTTCAGGAGGCAGTAGCACCTGGACAACTACTCTTACAGAAAGTTATGCATCAGATGGAGCAGCAGCAACACCTGCACAACTTCTGTACATGATCTACTGTGCAGTGGGAGAGTTCAGCATTAGTGGAACAACAATTACTGGAAAGAAATTGGATGGTTCAACTACAGCAATGACTTGGACTCTTGATTCTGCAACTGCACCAACATCAAGAACACGAGCAAGCTAAATGTCACATTCACCACTTCCTATACATCTAATCCCTACCAGGGGATTAGTGTCAGATACCTTAGCCACATCAGGAACGATTACTCGTGATACAAGTCCTGAGTTTATAGTTTCTGGTGGGTATCTTTCAGCTAGTGCTTCTGATCTTCCAGAAGAATCAGGAGCCTCGCATGCCCCTAAGTTTCGAGGAGCAGAATATTCATCAATTGAAATTATTCCTGGAGTCGTTGATTATTCTGCTTATTGGGATCCAGACGCCACTACAGGCATAATTGCGCAAAGATCAGGTTCCGAAGGCACCACTATTGTGCGTCCAATCGACCCAGCACATCTGCAAGATCAACTAACGCTGATACAAGAAGAAGGTCGAATATCGCGTTTTAATGGACTGGTGAATACTTTTGTACATCGAAGAGGAAGAAATCCTTCAAGTGGGTTTTTTCTTGTCTTAAAAAGTGACTTAACTGAGGGGTTAATGCAGTCTTTTTTTACACAGGTCGTATTTCGACAAGCTGCAGTTTCTACTGAATCAGGATACGATAGCCAAGCTACAGCATCAAATAATGTAGTTACAATCAAGAGGCTTTTCCTAGTACAAGCAGTTGCAGTAACGCCAGTTATTATGGGGCCAGAATTTGATGATGATGAAATGGCTGCTGCATCCGATATAAATAATCAGGTGTACATGATTGAATTAGCAGACCAACGGGCTGTAGGGAAGTTCAGTGCTAGACCTTGGGCAACGCATGGACAGTCTACGATCTTGGAACCAGTCCTGGGTTATTTTAGTACGCAAACATACAACGTAAGGGTTCCCGCAGATAATCCTACAGCAGTTGGCGGGGCTAACAACAAAGCAGCATACTCAGCAAGTACTTCGCAAGTTTACTACGAGAATTCTATGAGTACTGATGGGGTGGGCTCAACTACACCCTGGACTTGGGAGACTATGCTTCGAGACATATGGAAGGGCGGTGGTTCTCTTGGGGTTTTACTAGGTGCGTATAGTGGTGATGATCTAGATTCTTTGGATCTCACATATGCTGATTTCCCTACTCATGTCCCCGAGAATT